CCCCCTGCACGCGTTTATACGCGTGCAGGGGGATTTATTGAGTTGTGAGCTTAACCGCTCACCAGTTTTTTGACGATTCCGATCGTCACTATAATTGATTCATGTTGAGAAGTCCGCTTCTCACATGAATAATATCTTTTCTTTTGTGTTGTTTCCAGGTATGCAAAACCTGGACCGCCCCTTCGGGGGCACCTCCCCTTCGGGGGCACCGCCCCTTCGGGGGCACCGCGGCTTATGCCGCACACCAGTTCATTGAACACATATACTATATCAGCTTTTATGCAGATTTTAAATTCGTGATTTACGATACTCAAGAAATAAGGTAGTACCTACATTCTTGTTTTATTACTCAACTACGCTTTAAATACAGCGTACTTGTAAGAGGTGTTTCATGTTCACCTAATAATTTAATATTTCCAGTTTTGATTAGCGCTGTGAACCAGCTTTTCACTTAGGTAACCTTTGCAATTAATTTTGTGAAGGGGACCGCACCCGCAAGACTCTTTAGTCGGCGAGTGGTGTATACCAACAGTTAGGTGTAATGAACCTATGTTTCTTTTTGAATTTCTAGAGACAACTGTTTGGCTTAAGCCATTCTAACCGATGAACCGAGAGTGTCCCTACACCCGCAGGGAATATCACTCCATGACGTTCGTAATTAAACCTTTTTCGAGAGGCCAAAGCTTTAGTGTCGCAGCTTTTGGATAAAACCATCAGCGGGCTTCCGTTGTGGTTCCTTAAGCTTGCATCTTCATTTTAATGAAAATGTCAAGCTACGGAATTATTAACGCACAAAATAGTACTGGTAAAGTGGCCAGTACTACCTCTACGGAGGCAGTTACACTCAATAGTATTGCAAATCGTCAATTTATTCCATCATTGACACCCATTTCTGAGGAACCGAAAATCGATTATGCCAAACGATATTTAGAGTTTAGTTCTTTACTCTATCGTGGATATTCATTTCCTTTACATGATGATATTGATCATTTACCTTTAGACACACAATCTGGAGTTTTTGATCCTAGCCAATATAAACAGACTATTTTGTCTGTTACGAGTACTCCTAGTGCTCCTGTATATTTATTATTTATGTGGCTTTTTACATGTTTTTCTTCATATATTTATATTTCATTTCCTTTCATTATGTCTTCTTATTTATATATCTTTTCGTATTTTGTTTACTGTTATATTATTAGCAGTTGCATTATGTTATTAGTTAATTGGATTTGCAGGTCTTTTAAACCTGTTTTGACACCTCAGTCAGGTATTCTTCAAGTTGATCCTTATATTAAAGAAGTTATTCAAATTTGGTGTCTTTTTGAAAGTTTGCAAGATGCCCGTTCTAAACGAGGTATGGTTTCTGCAATCACTCAATATTTGCAAGCCCACACTTCTCAATCTTTACCAGTTTATTTATATTGCAAGGCTATGTCTATACCTCGCACTTCTGACTGGACTTCTGATGATGGTGTTAGACAAGTCGAAGCTATGTTGGAAGAAGCTTTTGGCCCTAGTGCATTAGAAGACATTGATGATGATCTTTTTATGTTAGATCCACAGGGCGGTGGTATGCCATGGCATCAAGCCGTTGATTTGGCGTTTACCAATTGGAAAGAGTTTCGTACTTCTTCTATAGCCGCAAAATTTACTCACTTAGTTAACGTTATAGTGTCTGCTGGAATGTGTTCCACAGCCAATCTTACGTTTAAAGTGGGTGATGTTTTACTTTTCTCCCCTATTGTTTCTAAAAAACAACTCGTTGCAGCTGATGTTTTCGAGGCCTTCTATGAGGCGGTTTCCGGATTCATGAAAGGTGGCTGGAGAGTTTTTAAAACACAAGAAGTTTCAGCCTTCTTTATGGAGGATGATAAAATTTCCGCTTTTGATGCTCTTTATAATCAATTGCGTTCTTGGCATGGTTATGCCCTCGCTGGTAATTTACGCGAGTATACTGACATCGATGAAAACGAATACGATTTACGTTTAAAACAAGCTATTGAGTTGGGTGAAACTCTTCTTGCTGGTATTAAGCGTTCACAACCATTTGAACGTAAATACGTTTCCGACCGTAATGATAGACTTCGTGATTGTCAAACAGATTTTGTTCAATTACGTACGCGTGGAGGATTGCGAATTTCTCCATTTGCAATTAGTCTTTTTGGTAGATCAGGATGTGGTAAGAGCTCTTTAACGAGTTTAACCATTAATGCTGGTCTCATTTATAATGGACTTAGCGCGGAAAAGGATCGTATTGCGACATGGGCAGATAATGACAAATTTGCCTCTTCTGTACGATCTCATATTAATGCAATTATTTTTGACGATTTTGCAAATACGAAAGAAGAATTTGTTGATTTTTCCCCCGCTTATCGTATTATTCAAGTTATTAACAATATAAGATATTTGGCTCCAATGGCTGATGTTTTTCTTAAAGGGAAAGTTTCTTTAAATCCCTATTTTTGTTTAATTTCAACTAACATTGAACTTTTAAATGCTGCAAAGTATTCAAATGAGCCTGAATCTGTATTACGTCGTATGTATCATGTTAAAGTTGTTCCAAAAGAAGAATTTTGTACATCTGGTACGTTGGATTCTGCCAAAATCCAGGAAAAATTTGGCTTTGTTGCATGTCCAGATGTATGGAGTTTAACTGTAAGACGTTATCACGCCCAAAACAAACGACATGTAGATCCTACTGCTTTGATTCCCGTAACCTTTGAGGGAAGAGAACTTGTTGATATTTCTGTAACAGATTATTTGCGTTGGGTTCAAATTGCTTCGAAGAATCACTTCGCTGATCAAGATCAGTACTTGTCTAATCAAGAAATAGTTCCAGCAGTTTGTTCCACTTGTAACATGTGTTATTGTTCTTGTCCTGCTGTTTTGAAAGAGCAATCAGGGTATTTACATACGTACGCACAACGTCGTGCGTTTGAATTGAAAGAATATTACGCACAAGCATCTGCTGCCACAGCTTTGAAAACTGAGGCAATTTGTTCGTGTTGGAATAGGTTTGATTTCTTACCCGAAAAGTATGTTTGTCACCCAAGAATTTTAAGATTTTGCCTATTTTTCTGGAGGGCTGATATTAAACAATCTTTATATACAGGTTTGACAGCAATTTTTGCATTATTTTTATGTTTATGTGCTCAATTTCCTCGATTGTCTTTGTTGTGGTTGTTTACATTATTACCTGTTATGTATTGGTATATTTGCGCTACCGTACAGACTTACGAATTGATGGTTCGTTCCAGAATTCTTGATCTTAAAGATGTTGTTAAAACGTTTGTAAGTAGGTGGGAATTTCAGTATGCATTAATTGGACTTGGTGCTATAGCTGTTATTTTGGCTGTTTTGCGCAGCAAGTACAGAAAGCTTGATGTACACACTGGTTTACAACCAGATGATATTGGTGAAGTCAATGAGCGAAATGATAAAACCAATCCCTGGCTTGTGGCAGAATCAACATCACTGCCTATGTCTGAACCATCTAAAACTACTACTAGTGATAACTTGGCTGCCGCCATGCGTACCAATATTGTAGGAATTGTATCTGAACAAAATAAAACCACTTTGGGTTTTTATGTCACTTCCAATTTTCTTTTGATTCCTACGCATTTTGCAATTGAACATAAGAAGAAGGATTTTAACGTACGTTGTTATAAGACAGGAGAAAATAAAGTTGGTAGTTATTTTAGGGATAAATTAGCCCTTGGATATAGTGTTCAGATTCCACAAACTGATTTTACACTTTGTTATGTAACGAGTGGAGGATCAATGAAAGATATGCAAAAATTTTTCCCCTGTGAAACACATTTGAAACAGACACCAGCCAAACTTATTACACGTGGTATAATGGATAATTCTTTAAAAGCTGTTCCAACGCTTTTTAGAGGTACTACAAAAGTATCACACACCAAATGCACTTTTTTAGGTAGTTATTATGAATTACCTATTGAGACTGTTAGTGGTATGTGTATGTCTCCTATTATAAGTGATGGACGTGGTTCCACCATTCTTGGTTTTCATTTAGGTGGAAAAGGAAAATTAGGAGGCTGTGGTAGTCTTACAGCAGATCAAGTTGCATTTGCTTTACAAGAAATTTCTTCCATTGATGGAGTTGTATTGTCTGCTTCTAGCGGACGATTGAATCCTAATATGGGAGATTTTCCAGATGCAACTTTCGGAAAGAAAATTTTAGAGGGAACTCGCATTCATCCGAAGAGTGCTGTTAATTTCCTCAACGAAGGTTCATTTATAGATATATATGGTGAAGTTGCTGGTAAATCAACACCATATAGTAGAGTAGCTCCAACTCTAATAACTGATTCTATTTCTGAAGTTTTTGGTGTCCCACAACAGTGGGGTCCGCCAAAAATGCGTGGCAAAGGTTGCTATCCTTATCAAGCTACTTTAGTTCACGCGGCTATACCCAGTCTTCCTTTGGGTAGCGTGTTAGTTTCTGCCGTGAGAGACATTAAAAATCTTTCTACTAACCTCAAACTACGTATTCCTGAACTGTTTGACGTAGATCCTCTCCACAGGGTAGCAACTGTTAGTGGTCTTGATGGAGTAAAATTCATTGACGCCATGAATTTTAATACTTCCCCCGGTTTTCCTCTTAAGGGAAACAAAATTCCATTATTGATTGATGTCGATCCGACATTATATCCTGAGTGCACATTGCCACGTACATTTAATGATGAAGTTTGGCACGAATTTGACGAAATTGTTAGCGTTCTTCGTGGAGGAAAGCGTTGTTATGTCGTTTGGAAATCGTGTTTAAAAGATGAGGCTACCAAGTTAACAAAAGATAAAGTGCGCGTTTTTCAGAGCGCTCCTTTAGTTTTACAATTGTTGATTAGGATGTATTTCTTACCCATTGTGCGCATAATTCAAATGAATCCCATTTTATTTGAATGTGCTGTAGGCATTAATGCTGAAGGTTTAGAATGGCAGGAAGTTTGGGAAGCCGCAATGTCTAAAGGCTCTGACCGTGTATTTGCTGGTGATTATAGTAAATATGACGTGCGTATGCCAGCACAAATTACTATTGCAGCTTTTGATGTATTAATTGACATTGCCCGCAAATGTAGTGGTTATACACCAGAAGATATTCATTTAATGGAAATGGTAGTTAATGAAGTCGTATATCCTGTAATGGCTTTCAATGGAGATTTGATTCAGTTGTTTGGTACTAATCCATCTGGACAGAACCTTACGGTTATTATTAATTCATTGGGAAATTCTCTTCTTTTGCGTTGTGGGTTCTTTACCATTTATCCAAAATTAGATTTTAAGACTCATTGTTCTTTTTTGACATATGGAGACGATGTCATTGGAACAATTTCCCTTGAGTGTCCTTTGTTCACTCACATCACATATGCAGCCTTTTTAGCAGAACATGATATGAAATTTACAATGCCTGACAAAGAGTCAGTCCCTACACACTATATGGCAGAATGCAATGTGGATTTCTTAAAACGTAAGTGTGTTTTTAATGAAGACCTGGGACATAAAGTAGGACTTCTAGCTGAGGATTCTATTTTTAAACGTCTTCATGCACACTTGCTTTCCAAGGAACTTACAATGGAAATGCATAGTGCACAAAATATCGAAAGTTCTATTCACGACTGGTTTTATTATGGTCGTGAAGTTTTTGAGGATAGGCAAGCGAAATTGAAGCAGGTAGCAGAAAAGTGTGGTATCACACACCTTTGCCCTGCTTTGGCAATTTCATATGATCAACGTGTTAACCGCTGGAAACACAAGTATCTTGGAGAAGAATTGGAGGAAATCACTGGAGCAGTGATTCTGACAGCATAAAGGCTGTCAAAAATTTTTATAAAACCCCAGTAGTCAGTCTGGGTTCTACGGAAAAGCAAAATGACTGTGTGTATTTGGATTACCAAATGTGTTATAATATTCGTGTTCTTTTGTATATTAAATTTAGGCTTTGCACATATTGACATTCCCCCCGTGGAATACCCTTATTTAAGGGAGAGATTAGTCATCTCATGTAAACAACACCACCCTAGACGTTGAGCAGCGTTTTGGGATTGTAAAATATCGCTTACTAACAATTTTATTAAAAGTGGGTATCTTTCTTACCTAATTAATTTACAATTTTTGTCTGTGGTCATGGTAACTATTCAAAAACTCTTTGCAGCTTGTAGCCGCAAATCAGTTGATGAACCAGTACTTGAGACACAGAGCGGAGATGCCACAACTAGCGACAATTCTATTTTTAAAGTCGCTGGTGAAACCACTAAAGAGAACGTGCAATTTTCAGATCAGCACGATCCTTATTCTTATGAGGTGGAATCGGCTATGGACTCTACTAGATCTATGCAGGATACAGATGATGCTTCTTTAGCTAACTTTTTCTGCAGACCGGTCAAAATTTCCGAGCAGGAATGGTCTACTTCTGCAAATCTCGGATACGATATAGACCCTTGGAGTTTGTTTTTTGATAACCCAAGGGTCGCCAACAGATTGACTAATTTTAGTCTGTTAAAGGCCACTTTGAAAGTCAAAGTGGTAATAAATGGAAACGGTTTTCAATATGGGCGAATGTTGGTTTCATATTTACCTTTCGCAGCTTATGATACGCTATCAAGTAATGCCTCTCTTGTTAGGGCAGATTTGGTACAAGCATCGCAGCAACCTCATATTTTCTTGAATCCAACGGCTTCTACCGGTGGAGAAATGAAGCTACCTATGTTCAATTACCAGAATTATTTTGAAGTTATAGAGTCTCAATGGAGTGAAATGGGTCGCTTATATTTTAGGACTTTGAATCCGTTGAAACACGCTAACGGTGCCACAGATGTAGTAACAATTACAACATTTGCTTGGGCTGAGGATGTTTCTATGAGTGTATTGACGTCAGTTGATCAAGACACATTGCTTCCACAATCCGGTGAAATAGACAAAGCCAATCAAACTGGAGTTGTCAGTGGCCCGGCCACATCGGTTGCAAAATTTGCCGCATATTTAAAAGGTGTTCCATACATCGGGCCATTTGCTTTGGCCACTGAGATTGGCGCCAATGCAGTAGCTGGTATGGCTAAGATTTTTGGATATAGCCGTCCTCCAGTTACAAAAGCACCTGACCCGTATAAACCAACAATTGCGAGTTCGCTGGCGCTAACAAATGTGCCAGACGTTTTGTGTAAGTTGACTGTAGACGATAAACAAGAACTTACAATTGATCCCCGTATTAGTGGAATTGGACCTGCAGATTCACTTAACATTAGGGAAATTGCCAAACGGGAATCATATTTAACCACTTTCAATTGGAATATTGGCACTGCACCTGACGCTATGTTGTGGAACGCTCGTTTAGATCCGTGCACATGGGCCGAAACAGCAGGCCCACCTAAATCGTTTCATTTTCCTGCCTGTGCTATGGCAGCTTTACCGTTTCAGTATTGGAAAGGATCTATGAAATTTCGTTTTCAGATTGTTTGCTCCAGTTTTCATAAGGGGCGTTTGAAATTTGTTTATGACCCTAATTTCATTGCAAACAGCACATATTTAGGATTTTCTGAATATAACACTAATTATCTTAAAATTGTGGATATTGCTGATGAACAAGATTTTACCATTGAAATTGGTAATGGACAGGAACGCAATTTCCTTGAACATAATTTACCCGGACAAGCTGGAGTCACAGAAATGTATAGCACTTCCAGATACACATCTAAGGGTGAAGGCAACGGAGTTATTGGTGTCATTGTAGTCAACGAACTTACTACTCCAAGTAGTATTGTGACTAATGACATTGAGATTAATGTTTTTGTCTCAATGGGAGATGACTTTGAGGTCGCTGCACCTGATGATTATTTTCAACACTTTGTATTAAAACCACAAAGTGGTGAGATGGTCACTGAAGCCCAAAGTACTATGGAATTGGACGCACCACAGCAAACTATGTCCACCATAATTGGTTTACCCCCGGCTGAAGACTCAAATTTAAATAAAGTTTTTATGGGTGAAGCAGTTGTTACTTTTCGTACTATGTTGAAAAGATATACCTTGTGGAACGTTATTCCTAATGCCACTACTACAGCAAGTATTTCTTGGGGACGTTTTCCTAATTTTCCTTATTATCGTGGAAAAGTTGCGGGAGCAGTTGATTTAACAAATGGGTTGGTCAACTACAATTATTGTAACACTTTGCGCTAAATCGGGTCGAAGAATTCAGATCAGCATTAGCACGTTATGTGGTGCACTTCATAGTTTTTGCTAGTTGTGTTTGCAGTCACGTAAATTGCTGGTTGCACTTTTTTCGTTTCGAGCGTCTCGACAGTTTGCTGTGTGCGCGCACTCTAAATGCAATTGCTAGGTACTATGATTCGTTTATGGACTAATAAGCTTTTGTTTATGCGCTCACGGCGATCTTGGACATTTGAGTATCAGCGCAAGCGAGTTATACGTTTCTGTGTTGGGCATACTTTGATATTCTACCTGGTAGTTTATCTTTTTATACTCTTCCCCGTTGCGTATTTTCTCTTGATACTTTAGTCAGAGACGAACGGTCGTACATCTACCCGACCCGTCTTGAAACACGGACAATGGAGTCTAGCATGTGCGCGAGTCATTGGATTCTACGAAATCTAAAGGCGAAATGAAAGTGAAAGCTTCCTTTCGGTTGCTTAGGTGTGATCAAGCTTCTGTTTGCGCAACACCGTCCGGTCACACTGGTTTCGACGGGTAGGTTGAAGCTTCAGTGGCGTGTCGAGGTTGGTCTCCAGGCCTCGTAATAAGGAGTCCAAAAAACACAAATGCTGACGAAAGTTACGCACTAGCGGCATAGTTCCGCTACGTCTCTACCCTGAAGCTTGTTAGGGGCTAGAGGCGACGATAACAAGCTGGCGCCAAACCCGGGGATGCGGGGGGAGGAGCGAGAACCAACAGGATCCTAGCGACCAAAGTGGCCCGGACAGGCGGCAGCGGCGGCGGCGAATCCTTTAATGCCTGACTACACACGTAGAAGCTGCTGTGACTCTTATTCGGACGGGGGTTCAATTCCCCCCGCCTCCACCATCTTGCTTTTCCCCTAGGAAACTGAAAAACCACATGACGAAGACTATTGGTTCAGCGACGTTCAGCGATGGAAGACAACGTAGCCCGATCAACAAAAAAGATGAATCAGC